ATCGGCGATCGAGGTACTAGTGGAAAAGATTTTAATAATAATATTATGCCAGCTGAAGAAAATACAGAAGCTGATATAGATGCCGACCTAGTACCTGGAAAATTTTATGTAATGAGCAGTCCAAGTGGCACGGCCGGCGAATCACCCGACAACCCACCAGGAGGCTTTAACTCATCCGAAGAAGCCGAACAAGCAAAATATGAAATATTCCAAGGAAGTCCTGACGAAATGATAAATGGAATTCCAGTGATGCAATGGAATGGTAAACAATTTGTTCCACCGGCTGGAACTAGATCCCCAGAAATGGAAAGCATCTTGAAGCTAGCAGGTTTGGCAAAATAAATCATATTATTGTAGCCTTTTAGGTTGCAAACATAAATAAAACTGTGCATACTTAACACATGCACAGTTTTTCTTTTTAGTCAGTGGGCTTTAAAGAAGAGGCATAATAAATCAACATTAAGGAAAAACATTATGGCAACGTTAGCAGAAATTCGCGCAAAACTTCAAGCATCATCTCAACAAAACACCGGTAGCGCAGGCGGTGGGGACAACGCAATTTACCCTCACTGGAACATGCCAGAAGGTTCGACTACAACAGTTCGCTTCCTTCCAGACGCAGATCCAAATAATACTTTTTTCTGGATTGAACGTGCAATGATCAAATTGCCATTCGCCGGTGTTAAAGGTGAAACTAATTCCAAGCCTGTGACTGTGCAAGTCCCATGTATGGAGATGTGGGGTGAAACCTGTCCAGTTCTAACTGAAGTTCGCCCATGGTTCAAAGACAAGTCTTTGGAAGATATGGGTCGTAAATACTGGAAAAAGAAATCTTATATTTTCCAAGGGTTTGTTGGTGACAGCAAACTACAGGAAGATAAAACTCCCGAGAATCCAATTCGTCGATTCATCATCGGTTCACAGATTTTTAACATTGTTAAGAACGCATTGATGGACAGTGAAATTGAAGAATTGCCAACAGACTACGTTCGTGGCTTGGATTTCAAGATTGCTAAAACTAGTAAAGGTGGTTATGCTGACTACTCTACTAGTACTTGGGCTCGTCGTGAACGTGCTTTGAGCGAAGCAGAAAATGCGGCTATTCAGCAATATGGTCTCCATGACCTAAAGAGCTTCTTGCCTAAAAAGCCAGGCGAAGTTGAACTCAAAGTTATCAAAGAAATGTTTGAGGCATCAGTTGATGGCGTCGCATTTGATATGGATCGTTGGGGTCAATACTTCAAACCAGCAGGCTATGGTGGTAGTGGTTCTGCAACCGGTACACCTGCTCCAGCGGCAGCACCAAAGGCATCTGCTCCAGTAGATGAAGATGACATCCCTTTTGAACCTGCGGTAGCAACACCCGCTAAAGCTGTTGCGGCAGAAACATCTGCTCCAGCAACTGGTGACGCAGGATCACGTGCCGCAGACATTATTGCGATGATTCGTAATCGTAATAAAGCATAAGGAGTAACGCATGGGAAAAGCCTTTGATATTTCAAAGTTTCGTAAATCTATCACTAAGTCTATTGACGGCTTGGGTATTGGATTTAACGATCCTACAGATTGGATTTCAACAGGTAACTATGCCCTAAATTATCTTATCAGTGGCGACTTCTTTAAAGGAGTTCCACTTGGTAAGGTAACTGTGTTTGCTGGCGAATCCGGAGCAGGTAAAAGTTATATCTGCTCCGGAAACATTATTAAGGCGGCACAGGAACAAGGCATTTATGTTATCTTAGTTGACAGCGAAAACGCTCTTGACGAGAAGTGGTTACACGATTTAGGTGTAGATACAAGTGAAGATAAACTTCTAAAACTTAACATGGCAATGATTGACGATGTGGCAAAAACCATTAGTGAGTTCATGAAAGAGTACAAAATTCTACCGGATACTGAACGTCCTAAAGTATTATTTGTAATCGATTCACTTGGTATGTTGTTAACTCCAACTGACGTTAATCAGTTCGAAGCAGGGGAGATGAAGGGCGACATGGGTCGTAAGCCTAAAGCACTTACATCACTTGTTCGTAATTGTGTTAATATGTTTGGCTCGTGGAATGTTGGATTAGTAGCTACTAATCATACATACGCAAGCCAGGACATGTTTGATCCAGATGACAAAATTAGTGGCGGACAAGGTTTCATTTATGCATCATCTATTGTAGTTGCTATGCGTAAATTAAAACTAAAAACCGATGCTGATGGCAATAAGACTACAACTGTAAACGGTATCCGTTCAGCCTGTAAGATTATGAAAACTCGTTATGCCAAGCCATTTGAATCGGTTCAAGTCGAAATCCCATATTCAACAGGTATGAGTCCGTTCAGCGGATTAGTTGATCTGTTTGAAGCTAAAGGTACGTTGAAGAAAGAAGGCAACAGCCTTGTCTACACTACCAAAGACGGAGAAGTTATCAAACAATTCCGTAAGGCTTGGGAAAAGAATGAAAAAGATGGCCTAACTACGATGATGGCCGAATGGGATGACTCAACACCCACAACACCTGTAACTACAGAAGCTGAGGAAGAATAATGGAAGAAGATCTAATCATTGAAGTATGGGACATATTTCGAGAATATGTTTCTGATAAAAATAAAGAAACTGCCGCCAATCACTATGTTGATTTTCTTGTCGGTAAAGATGTTGAACTATCAGTACTCGAAGGATTGATGGGATATGATCCTCATCTTGATAATGCAATCCAACTAGTTGTTGACGAAAATAAAGACGACAGCGACGATATTGACGAAGAAGATTACGATTACGGTGAAGACGAGGACTGATTATGTCCTGGTACGCTAAAGTCAGTAGAGACATAGCGCATCTCCCAAGTTGTTTAGATCACTTCTACAACGAAATCGAAGAAGCAAGAAAAGAGGTCAAGATCCACGGTAACGTGGAGAAGGCCTCTGCTTCTTTACCGGGTATTGTTGAACAACGATTTAATCAACTTCAAGAGATTGAAGCTATTCTAGAATATCTCAACATTGAACTGAGACGTATTCGTTCGAAAGCATTTAAAAAATATTTAGAAAACTATCAACGTGCTCTAAGTAGTAGAGATTGCGAAAAATACGTCGAAGGCGAAGCAGATGTAGTTGATATGGAAAAAATTATCAACGAATTTGCCATGTTACGTAACCAGTGGCTAGGAATCATAAAAGGACTAGACATTAAACAGTGGCAGTTAAGCAATATTATCAAACTCCGCGCCGCCGGCCTTGAAGATATTACTTTATAATTTGATAGGTAAGGATTTGCGTTCTTACCTATTTTATGTTATACTAAATCATGAACATAGAAGACCTAATTGTTGCTATTGCCTTCACTCATACGATAAAAACTAATCAATGGGACACAACCCTCGTTTATAGTTTTGCAGATCAGATTGGGAGAGGTGTCGGGTTCACTGAAAAACAAGGCACAGTAGCATTGCGGATCATAAAAACTTATTCAACTCAACTTAGTATCGCGTTAAATCTAGATATCCAAAATATTCTAAAAAATCCCACCTATCGATACCCTTTTAGACAAATTAACAATACTAAAAAAATCTCTATACAAAAAAATACAGTGTTCGGTCAAGTGATTAAGGTAGAATTCCCCTACAATGAGTCCTATGTTAACACAATTAAGAAAAATAGAGACAGGTTAGAATACGCACAATGGAATCCAGAAGAAAAAGCATGGATTTTTGCACTAACTGAAAGCTCTATACAAATTTTGTCTGATTTATTTGGCAAAGAATATTTTGAATTCGACGAAGTGTTCCAACTTTACCAAGAACAGGCAAATGTAATTCAAGAACACATGGAAGAATTTGTTCCCATGCTAAGTTTAGAAGACGGAAATCCGGTTTTTAAGAATATACCCAAAAATTTGCCAGAATTAGAAACAACCGATATCATGCAGGCACTATTCGAGGCACGAAGAAAAGGGGTCACTGCATGGTCCGATGAAATTTTTAATAAATTTGACAGCATTGGTATCACTCCAATTGTTAAAACTTTTTTAAATTCTGATCCGGGTGAGCATTTTCACATCAACAGTGCAAATGATCCAATTTCTTGCCTTCTACCCTTCATAAAAAACATGAGTCCAACATTGTTCATTATACCGGGTGGCACTGAATTTGCCAAACTCAACTCTGCCTACAATTTTTTAAAGTCAGCAGGCTTTGAAAACAAAGACATGTCTGTGATGTTTAGATTAGACTCAAAAATTGACCAAAATTTCAATAATTTTGTCAAAGAAAATGAGTTAAATTCTCCTATAGGAGAAAAAACCAAGATTGTTTTTATCAGTAGCAAAATGCCTAAGCCTGTGTTAAAATCTAATATCAAATTTCATTCTGTAATTAACATGGGGTATGATGCAGTACATTACTCCATTAGAGATTTCATGAAAAATCATGAAAATTTGATTGTTTACTCAGAAAAAACATCACAAAAGGAATTCAATTTTGTCATCGTGTAAAATTATTATCAAAGACGAAGTCAACATTAAGATTGAAAATTTAGATCTCGATGCACGTAAGGCTTTGGTTAAAAAATTCAAGTACGAAGACCCTACTGCCAGGTATCGGCCGGCCTATAAATTAGGTCGATGGGACGGCACAGTGAGTTTTTTTGGACTTGGTGGCACAACCTATCTTTCAATGCTGCCTCAGGTATTAGAATATCTTGAAGGTAGAAATTATTATATCGAACTTGAAGATTATCGTCGTCCTGTGGCTTTAGATTTTCCTGAAATTTCTGAGGATTTTTGGGGTGAAAAATGCTGGCCTGAAGGACATCGGTTTGCTGGACACCCTATTAGACTCCGCGAAGATCAAGTTGAAGTTATTAATAAATTTTTAGCAAACCCCCAGTGCATTCAAGAAATTGCCACAGGTTTTGGCAAAACAATTACTACCGCAACTTTGGCAAAAATCTGTGAAAAATATGGTCGTACAATTACCATTGTTCCTAACAAGAGTTTAGTCGAACAAACTGAAGAAGACTTCCTTAACTGTGGATTAGATGTAGGTGTTTACTACGGTGATAGGAAAAATCTTGACAAGACACATACTATTTGTACTTGGCAAAGTTTAAATATTTTAGACAAAGGTTCCAAGGAATTCGACGGCGAAGAACAACTAGCTCGTTTAACAGAATTGTTAGACGGCGTTAGTTGTGTTATGGTTGATGAGGTACATATGGCCAAGGCAGATGTACTAAAAACATTGTTGACACGCAATCTTGCCAATGCTCCTATTCGTTGGGGATTAACTGGAACAGTGCCAAAAGCAGATCACGAATTTCAGAGTATTCGTGCTAGCTTAGGTGAAGTTGTTAATCAAGTTAAGGCACATACATTACAAGAAGCAGGTGTATTAAGCGGATGTCACGTTAACATTGTACAAACTGCTGAATGGAAAGAGTTTGGAGGCTATGCTGAAGAATTAAAGTACCTTGTTACTAATCAAGATAGAATGACTTATCTTGCTTCACTGATTAATAGTATTGCTGATTCAGGTAACACATTAGTATTGGTAGACAGAATCGAAAGCGGCGAATTCTTAACAAAGAACTTAACTGACTGTGTATTCATTTCCGGTAAAGTAAAAACTAAAGATAGAAAAGAAGAATATGATGAAATTAAAACAGCTGATAACAAGATTATTGTGGCGACTTATGGTGTGGCCGCTGTGGGTATTAATATCCCTCGTATTTTTAATCTGGTTCTTTTGGAACCCGGAAAGAGCTTTGTCCGAGTTATACAAAGTATTGGGCGAGGTTTTAGAAAAGCTGACGACAAAGACTTCGTTCAAATCTGGGACTTCACAGCAAGTACAAAATACGCAAAACGTCATTTGACAGAGCGTAAGAAATTTTATAAAGAGGCTAAGTACCCCTTTACAATAGAAAAGGTAAAATATCAATAATGCAAATTTTAACACTAGAGGATAAAGTATTTTATCTCAACGACTTACCAGAAGACATAGATGATGATCTAAGATTTTCTGTACTAGATAACAGTGATAGTTCTAACCCGGATTATTTCTTTGTTCCGCTGATCTTTTTAGAAAGTTTTACCGGACCAGCAGCCGCATTAAAAATTGGACAACACGAAATTGTTATGCCGCTTGACTGGTGTACTATTGTTGGAGATCCAGAAGGCCCAGATATGGAAATTCTACCACTGACAAGTTTAAATGATCGAGGATTTAAAACATTCTGCTTTAATCCATTAAGTAGTTTCCGTCCAGAATTTTTAGAAATTGACATTATTGATATCTATCAAGATGTTAAATGGTACTTTCCTAAAATGCGACCAGGACAACTGTTATGTACTCCGTTAGAAGCTGTGCCTAAACCACGCTGTGCATACTTTGTCAAAGAAGTTAGCCGCCAAAGTGAGTTAGTTGATTATACAAAATGTTGGTAATGCTATGTTAAAACCAGATACAAAATACATATATGAACACGCCGATGGTGTAACTTATGCTAGGGAATTCGGTGCAGATCCTAGTACTAGACAAGTAGTTGGTATGACTGTAAAAAAGAAATCACTGCATGATGATATGATGAACTCACAACTTTGGGGTAATATTCATCGTGCTGCAAAAGACAATCCCGCCTTGCAAAAAACATTAGAACAATGTATACTGTTATATAAACTTACAGAACATTACGAAAAAAGATATGGCAACCGCAAAACTTGATATTCAGCGTGAACTTAGAGCAGTAGATCAAAAGAACTATGACTTCTATGCCAACCTAACCGATGATGAACGTAAAGCATTTAGTCCTTACATCCTAATGCGATACACTGCCAGTGTTCAGATGCCTGATCGAGATATCCAGGAATGGTATCTAGAGACAACCAATGAAATGGTTAATAAAAATCACTGGGACCTCAGTAAAAATCACAAAGAACTACTGTGGAAACTCTTTGCCGCAACTGGCACAGGCGTTAACTGTTATCATCCTTATCTTGCCGCAGGTAAGAAAGAAAAAGCCAACAAGATTGAAAAACTTTTAGTTGAACTCTATCCGGCAATGAAAATGGCCGAAATTAAAATGTTAGCTAAGATGATGGATAAAACTGATATCAAAGAACTTTTTGATAAAATGGGATTTGATAAGAAACAACGGAAAGAATACGAATGATTGATTGTTTAATTATCGGCGACAGCATTGCAGTTGGAACAAAAATGTTTCGTCCTGACTGTGTTGATTATGCCAAAAGTGGAATCACTAGTATTGGCTGGAATAAACAATACGGCAAAAATGATCTAACTGCTAATACAGTTATCATCAGTTTAGGAACCAATGACTGGGTCAAGGCAGACACCTATGGTATGTTAATGAACATCCGTACTAAGATCAAAGGCAACCCGAGAGTATTTTGGATTGAACCAAATCGAGAATCAAAGTTTGAAGCAGTACAACATGTTCGTAGAGTTGCAGAGCAATTTGGTGACACAGTGTTGCCTACTACTCATTGGCAAAAAGATAAGATCCATCCTAGTTGGGCAGGGTATAAAGAAATTGCTGAAAGAACAAAGTGAATGATAGCACTAGTAGATCAACCTTATAAGTGTGTGCATTGCAAGAAGAGTTTCATGCAGGAACGTACTCTTGTATCGCACATGTGCGAAAGAAAAAGGCGTGCTCTACAAAAAGATGAGAAGCGTGTTCAAGCAGGCTTTATGGCCTTTAATCGCTTTTGGCAATTAACGCAAAATGCCAAAGTTCTCAAGACCTATGACAACTTTGCCGACAGCAGTTACTACAATGCCTTTGTAAAGTTTGGTAGTTTTGTTAATAATGTTAGCCCGCTGTATCCCGACAAGTTCATCGACTATGTTATTAAGAGCGGTGTTAAATTAGATTTCTGGTGTAGAGATGAATTGTACGAAAAATATCTATATGATATTCTTAAAACAGAACCAGTTGAATCCGCAGTTCAGCGTACATTGAAAACTATGATGGAATGGGGTGAAGAACATAATGCAGATTTTGCACATTACTTTGCCTATGCCAGCCTTAACAAAGCAGTACACGATATTAGAAACGGGCATATCAGTGCTTGGGTAATTCTAAACAGTAGCACCGGACAGACTATGCTACGGAGCATGAGCGACGAACAGCTAGAGATGATATCTCTGGCACTTGATATTCCTTATTGGATACGTAAGTTCAAAGAAGTCCCTGCAGATGTTGTATTAGTAAAAGAGATATGCCAAGAGGCGGGCATCAAATAAGTATGGAAAATATAAAAAGTTTTTGTGAGCAACATCAAATCCGAGTGATTGATACAAATAAACGAGCACATCGTTATCGTAGGATCAATATGTCCTACTTTAGGGATCCTACGGATTTTAATAAAGTATCACTTGTTGATATTGTAAATGACACAGAACCATTGTATACTGTAGAGATAGCTGAAAGTGAATTAGAAAAAATTGCAGACTTTGAATCCGAAGTTTTTAATAATATGAAGAAGCAAGGCCATTACAGAATGTTTGAAATGATTATGGAACAAAAAGAACGAGAGAAATATTTGTCTAACAAATATCCTGCTGTTAAAAAAGCCTACGAACATTATAGCCTAATGCTAAAACTGGCTGAAAGTGGAGAACTATGAGATTAGATGGATTTGTAAAAAAAGGTTGGGGGCATGAATTTATTTTCGCCACCAATGACAAGTACTGCGGAAAACTTTTAAAGTTTAATACCGGTGCAAAATTTAGTATGCATTTCCATAGTGTAAAAGATGAAACATGGTATGTACTCGATGGCAAGTTTAAAGTCATTGTAATCAATACCGAAAATGCTAGCCAGACAGAATATGAATTAGTCGGAGGAATGACTTGGCATAATCCTCCATTATTACCTCATCAAGTTATCTGCTTAGAGGAAGGTACTATTATCGAAGTTAGTACACCCGATTCAGTTGAAGACAATTACCGTGTAGGCAAAGGTGACAGTCAAAAATGAGCAGAATAGTTGTAAATGGAACATTCGATATTCTTCATCGTGGTCATATTGAGATGTTAGAATATGCAAGAAGCCTAGGAGAATATTTGTTAGTATGCATTGATACTGACAGTAGAGTACAGCAACTTAAAGGTCCGAATCGTCCCATCAATAATCAAACTGATAGAGCATTTATGCTTCAAGGATTAAAATGCGTAGATGCAGTATGGACCTTTGCTGACGAGGCAGAACTAGAATATATTTTAAAAACATATCAACCAGACATTATGGTTAAAGGCAGTGATTATGAACATAAGCACATTGTAGGCGAACATCTTTGCAGAGAAATAAAATTTTATGAACTTGTCCCAGGATACTCAACAACAAACATTATTCAACGTATTACTGATCGGTGATAGTTGCATTGACAAATACAATATAGGAACCGTGGACAGAATAAGTCCAGAGGCACCTGTTCCTGTATTAAAAATTATTGATACATACGAACTTCCGGGTATGGCTGCTAATGTTAATCTTAATTTAATTAACTTAAACATTGATGCAGACTTTGTTACTAATGATAGCCCTGTTACGAAGACTAGATTTATTGACGAGAGGTCTGGACAACATTTACTTAGAGTTGATGATGAACCAATAGTACCTAGATGGAGTGGTCGTTGTCCAAAAAATATAGACAGTTATGATGCTATCATTGTATCAGACTACAACAAGGGATTTTTAGATTACGATCAAATATATTTCATAATTAAGAGTTCATCTTGCCCCGTGTTCATTGATACTAAAAAACAAGATTTGAATATGTTCAATATGCCTGACGTATTTGTTAAGGTCAATGAATTGGAATATAAGAATGCTACATCCAAACACAATAATCTAATTGTTACATTAGGTAGTCGAGGTGCAATGTACAATGATCAAATATACTCTACCAAAAAAGTAGAAGTTATGGATGTGTGTGGGTGTGGAGATACCTTTATGGCGGCGCTGGTTGCCCAATATCTCTTTACAAAAGACATAGAAAAAGCTATAATATTTGCTAACGTAGCGGCAGGTATAACTGTGCAACACCGCGGTAACTACGCACCATCATACGACGAGATTAGACGTGCCGGATATTGATATTGACTTTGCTGATAGAAATAAAGTGCTTGACAAAATCAAGCACGTACCTGCGGCTATAGTAGAAAAAGATGGAACTTTTAAAAAGCACAATACTGGCGTATATTGTACGTCTATTCCCTACAATCCATTAACTGGAACAGCTAGCATTGATTACAAGTCAGCAGATGATAGGGGATACTTTAAAATTGATTTTCTTAATGTTAGCCTCTATCAACAAATAAAAAACGAAGAACAGTTAACGAGATTAGTTGCCACAGAACCTTTGTGGGATTTGCTTGAACAGAGAGAGTTTTCGGATTTACTGTTTCATGTTAACGGACATCATAGTATTCTGTCTCAAATGAAGCCAAAGAATATCCTGCAACTTGCCGCAGTATTGGCAATGATTCGTCCTGCAAAAAGACATTTGATAGGTAAAAGTTGGGGAGAAGTTATGAGTGACGTCTGGGTAAAACCAGAAGGCGAGGAATATTATTTTAAAAAGGCCCATGCTGTGGCCTATGCTCATGTTATTGTTGTGCAGATGAATTTAATCTGCGAAGGTATTAGCTACGGATATTCTTAGGAATTCTAACTAATTGAATTGATTTTCTCTTAATTCTTTTTTCAGCAATCTCACTAAGATTTACCACAGGCCCAAAAATTATTTCTGCATCTTTGCTATTGAATGTTTTAATAGCATATCTAAAAGCCTGCATTTCTTTCTTCAGAAAAATATTAATAGGTATTTTCCTATTACTTTCCCACCACCATGCTTCGCCCATTTCTAAAAATATCTTTTTTTCTTCATCAGATTTAATAGCGGATATATCATACATACTAGCTATGTAGCTGTCGAAATTGATGACAATCCCCACATACTCTATGTCATTGGATTTGACGCAGGCAATGAAAGGATAGTTTTCTTGAAAGGTATTGTTTAAGGGCATCGATAAATACTAATATGCAAATTTTACCAATCTATTTATATTCTAATACACTCGATGTAATATTAGATTTGGATTCGACAGTTCGAGGAGTGAATCAGGTTATGTATCAACGCGACTTAACAATACAAAAGGGTATCAAGAATCAGGTACGCATTCAATTTAAGAATAGCGACCAGAAACGTGTATCTATTAGTAATACCCAGACATTTGTTTTTTCCATGTTTGATGCCATTGACCAGCGTCAACTTATTGAAAAGAGATTGGAAGTTTTAGAAGAAAGTACAGGCACTAAAGGAATAGCGTTACTAACACTATCTGAGAGTGATACAGTTGATCTAACCCGTACTAGCTACAAATATACTGTAAAGATGCAAGACACAGATGGTACTTATCTTCCTACATATGCTAACACCTATTATGGAGTTGCTGGTACTCTGCATGTCCAACAAGACGTATTTCCTATCCTGCAACCTAGCCAAGAGATAATTTCATTCTTACCTACTTATAACGATGCCATATTCAAATACGAGCATAAGAGCGGGAATGTTTATGCTTATCCAGAATACAACGGAAATAACGCCCTGCACACAATGGCAATTTATATGACCGCCTATAAAGGTACAGTTTATATCCAAAGTACATTGGACAACAGCCCAGGTGCTTCTGGAAACTATGTCACTATTGCCACAAAGGTATACAACGGTTTTACCGGTATTGATTGTATAAATTTTACGGGTGTGTTTACCTATGTTCGAGTCATGCACGTTCCGGCTACAGCTCCTGCGGAATCAAATAATGACAATCCTGCTTACTACGGTTCGCTTGACAAAGTTCTATACAGATGCTAAACTGTATTAGTGAACGATATACAATCTGCATTATTAGCATTACTTCCGTCTAAGAGAAAACTAACTACAGGTGGTTGGACAAGTTTCAACGCACCTTGCTGTCAGCATCGCGGTGAAGGGCAGGACACTAAACTTCGAGGTGGAGTACGTGTAGAAAGTGACGGATTTGTATACCACTGTTTCAATTGCCACTTTGCCGCGGGATGGACTCCTGGTAAACTACTAAGCAAAAATACCAGAAACTTATTCAGCTGGTTAGGTATGAACGAAGCCGATATTGGTAAACTCAATCTAGCCGCCCTAAAGATCAAAGACGATCAACCTGTTCTTAAGAAAACACTAAATTTGGTAATGCTTGAAAAACCATTACCCGAAGAATGTTTTCCTATTGATAATTGGATTACCAACGGTGTCCAGGAACCTGACTTACTTGCTGTGATTTCTTATCTTGTAGATGAGCGTAAGATGAGTTGGGATTGGTACAACTGGCATTGGAGTGCGGCTCCTGGATTCCGTGACCGAGTTATCATTCCTTTCTATCACGAAGGTAAGGTTGTCGGGTATACTGGACGAAAAATTAAACCAGGTAACCCTAAGTATCTCACTGATAGTCAAAGTGGTTATGTGTTTAATTTAGATGCACAACATTACGATCGTAAGTTTGTGATTGTAGCAGAAGGACAGTTTGATGCTATTGCTATCGACGGTGTGGGTATTATGACCAACGAGCCCAACGATGCTCAAATCATGCGATTGAATAACTTAGGTCGTGAAGTTATTGTAGTGCCTGATAGAGACAAGCCAGGTGCTAAGATGTTAGCGGCTGCTATCAAGAACGGCTGGAGTGCCAGTTTGCCGCCGTGGGGTGATGATGTCAAAGACATTGCAGATGCAGTTAAAAAGTACGGTAGACTCTATGTGCTAAGTACTATTCTTCACTATAAAGTCCACGGCGAGATTAAGATTAATTTACTAAAGAAAAAACTAGAAGCACTAAAAGATGAATAAAGAAAAACACGATAAACCTAACTATGACTTTGCCATGCAGAAGTTATATCTAGAAATGTTCCTGTCAGATGCGGAAACATTTGTACGCTGTCAAAACATCTTTGATCACGAAAACTTTGATCAAAGACTACAAGATGCCGCAGAGTTTGTTAACAAGTATGTTGACGAATATAAGGTCATGCCCGAAGTTGCTATTGTCAATGCAGCCACACGCAGTGACTTCCAGACACTGACATTGCCTAGAGAAAACTATGATTGGCTCATGGATGAGTTTGAAAGTTTTAGCCGCCATAAAGGCCTAGAACGTGCCATTGTTAAGAGCAGTGATTTATTGGAAGCAGGAGACTACGGCCCGGTTGAAAAGCTGATCAAGGATGCTATCCAAATTAGCTTGAACAAAGACATGGGCACAGATTATTTTGAGGATCCTAGAGGACGGCTTGAAGCACTCAAGGACGGAAATGGACAGATTAGCACAGGCTGGCCTGCTGTTGACAAGAAATTGTATGGTGGTTTTAACCGCGGTGAGTTGAATATTTTCTGTGCAGGATCGGGCGGTGGTAAGAGTTTGTTCCTAGCCAACTTAGGCGTGAACTGGGCACAGCAAGGACTTAATGTATTATACTTAACATTCGAATTGAGTGAGAAACTAGTGTCAATGCGCCTAGATTCTATGACCACAGGTATTCCAACTCGTGAGATCTTTAAGAACATCGATGACGTCGAATTGAAGGTTAAAATGATGGGAAAGAAGGCGGGAAGTATGCAGATCAAGTATATGCCCTCAGGTAAAAATTGTAACGATATTCGAGCCTATTTGAAGGAATATCAGGTCAAAAAAGGTGTGAAACCGGACGTTTTATTAATAGATTACCTCGATTTGATGATGCCTTTATCTGTGAAGGTATCGCCCAGCGATCTGTTTGTTAAAGACAAATATGTGTCGGAAGAGATTCGCAATTTGGCCATGGAAACCCAATGTGTAACTGTTACAGCGTCACAGCTAAACCGTGCTGCCGTTGAAGAAATTGAGTTTGATCACAGTCATATTTCGGGTGGTTTGTCAAAGATTATGACTGCGGATAATGTCATAGGTATCTTTACAAGTCGTGCTATGAAGGAACGTGGACGTTATCAAATACAGTTTATGAAGACGCGGTCAAGTTCGGGAGTAGGGCAAAAAGTTGATCTAGAATTTAACGTAGATACCCTCCGCATTACTGATCTGGGCGAAGAAGAAGAATCTAGCTTTAGCCAACAAAAAGCGCAGAGTCAGAGCTCAATGATGAATACATTTAAGCGTACCAGTGTCGTAAGCACAGCAACCGCAGATGAAACACCGTCATCCTCGCAGTGGGAACGGGCCAGTCCTAAAGAAGGTTTTAATCTAGAAAAGCCACGCTCAAAGCCGGCAGCTGCCCCTAGCATACGAAACATGTTAAATAATTTGAATCCAGAAAAAGATTGAAATGAAACGATATATAGTCAAGTTTTATGGTGGCGGCGGAGGCCACTTTTTACAAGAGCTAATTTTGTGGTGCGAGACACAGGAAAAAACAACATGCATTTATCCAACTGCTCATGCTCATAATACATTTACTAAATGGTTAAGTGAAAACGTAGAAAATGGAAAAGATCAAAACACAGTCAATCATAGATTAACCAGCAATAGCCCTTATGATTTCTTAATAACACACGGATTCGAAGCAAACGATATTTTTAAAATATATCAGAGAGATCCGGAAAACTTTAGAATGATTCACGTTGTTATGCAGAATCCGTTAGAACTAGCACTCTGTGAATACAATCATTTTTACAAAAATCAGCGGATTGAGTACAAAAAAAATAAAATTGATTATGGACTATTTCCGCACTATAAAAATTTAATGAATAGTAGGGGTTACGAAGAAGTTACTATGCCCGATTGGCAGACGGTTTCTACAGAAGACATGGCACAGATACTGATAAATCGAACTGTAGAACTCTGTGGACATTCACTTGCTGGTATGAAAAATAATTACCGCTACAAAACACTGCAAAAAATTCCCCACACGGAACTAACTGTAACTGACGTTATGGAAAACAGTCAGAAAATTTTAGAAACAATATCAACCTTAGTTGGTAAACCTATTACAGATGCTATGTACGTCAACTGTAACCGATACGTTAACGCACAGCTGATTTTAAGGAAACGGTTCCCTGCCTATGAGCTTATCAAGGAATCATACAGCATATGGAATCCAATCTGAAATTAAAACCAGGCCGAAATCTGGTAGCGAGTACTTTCTTCCAAAGTTGTTTGCCATTGTTCTTCGCCTTCTAGGTTAAACACCGTTTCTATACTGGCAGGCACAGCTTCCCATTTGTAGCGAGTTTTAGTGTGCGGGGCAAGCTGACTTTCTAATTGATTTCTTTCCCATAACCAGTGTCCTGCACAGGCTCTAAAGTACTCAGGACCTTCTCCTCGACTTAGAGCCGCCAGCACAGATATATCGTTGGTTACAGCTATATTTTCAGAAATTATCACAGTACTTAACCCTGTCCAATCTGTGCTGTGTACAACACTGATCTTTCCCAAACCGTTGTTACCCCCACGATAGATGTCAGCATCTATGTCAAGATCAATGCCTAGGCTATCAGATATAGATCTAACATTTAGATTGTCGTAGGGATTATTAATTTGTAGGCCGCATACTGAATCAGCACCGTAGCCAATAAGAAGTATAACAGCTCGATCTAACTCATCTTTGGGATTGTTAGGATTGGCTGCTAATAGATGTCCTTGAAAGTTTTTCTTTGTCATAACTAATTGGTATTTAACCACATAAATACACGGCTATGAACTTTAACGAATTTTCTGCTCCCGTCGAATACAATCAAGTATTGAACCCAAAACTATGGGATCACGATCATTTAAAACCTCGAGTCAAAGATGCTCTGTTACGAATCGCACAAGACTTTAAAAAGTTTGTGGACATCGAGTTTGCAGTAGTCGACGTTGTGATCACTGGCAGTAATGTCAACTACAACTATACCAGTAACAGCGACATTGATCTACACTTGATCACAGACTACAGCAGCATTGCCTGCGATCGAGAAGTAGCCGAATTATTTGATACCAAACGACATCTTTATGCAGAACAACATGATATAGAAATCTTTGGTATCCCTGTGGGCTTGTATGTAGAAGATCGTGATCATCCGGGAGTAAGTGCAGGCAGTTACAGCATCATCGACGACCAATGGCGTACCAAACCCACGCACAGTCAACCCGACTATGACCAAGAAGAAGTGGAAAAAATGGCCCAAGTCTGGCGCACAGTTTTACGGCATGCCATACAAACTGGGGATTTACAAACCTGCAGAAGTAGTCTACAATTGTTACGTAAGTATAGAAAACTGGGTCTACAACAGTCCGCAGGTGAGTTTAGCACAGCAAACCTAGTTTACAAGGTTCTACGCAATGATCACACCCTAGCGGATATCACTGCCCTAGTTGACCGCTTACACGATAAAAATTTAAGTTTAACCTAACATGCCAACAATTTACCTAGACATGGATGGCGTTCTAGCCGACTTTAACACGGCCGCAAGAACCTACCTAAAAGCCACACCCCAAGAAGAACACGAAGCTGAACAAAATGGACGATGGCCCGAGCACAAGTGGCGCAGTCTTGTGGATGCTCCCAACTTCTATCGGCATTTACCAAAAATGCCCAAGGCCGACGAGCTGGTCAAACTAGCTTATAGATTCAAGAATGAACTGGGTTGGGACCTAAGAATACTCACAGCCATACCCACAAACAATGAAGTCCCGGATGTATTCCAAGACAAATTTGATTGGATGGCAGAATACTATCCGGGTATTAGGCTGTGCTTTGGACCCTATTCCACGGACAAGCATAGGCATGCCCGCCCGGGTGACATACTAGTTGATGATCGTGAGAGCAATTGCCGAGAATGGACCCAAGCAGGTCAGCGAGCAGTGCGTGTACTAGGCCAAGATTATCAAAGCGCCCTGGACGAACTTGCCCAGATACTGGACACCCTCAAGGGTACAGGTAATTAACTGTATCGCTGTTGACACGGAACACTTCTGCCCCGTTTCTTAGATGAAATACCCGGGCCATGTCAGTGGGCGGCGACAGTGTGACAAATTGATTGATTTCCACTCTATTGGCCTGTATCCAACGACGAGCTGCAACAATCAAACTACGCCCACCCCTGGGTTGATAACTCCATATGGTGTAGAACACAGCCACACTGGCCGACAGGGGTTGTAGGATTAGATCAGCGGTATTTTCCGGAATACTATCTCTGTAGGCACAGCATACAGCAGCCATGGGTGTCAAGTCGAGTTCATCTAATAACACAAATATCTCACTGCTGGTGCTGACCCGGAACTCTAGGGGAATCTCGGGGCGCACAGGATCATCTGTGATCAAAGAGCACAGTGGATCAGTTAGACTCTGTATGACGTGTAGCAGTGGCATATCCGGGGTTCTCGGGGCAGTTATAGATGTACTTATACAAAGTAAAGATCAAGTGCTGGGATTTTGGCAATAAATATTTCACTGAGTGTTTAATGAAATAATGAAAAAGAAACCCGCTACCGTAATAGTCTTTGCCTCGGGCCTGGGCGGTAATCATGTGGCCAACCTTATCAGCATGGCCCCGGGCGTCCAGCCGCGATTCGTGGACCCTGGGAACCCGAGGCCCTACCCCTCTCAGATGTTAAAGAAATACTGCGCTTTCCACCATCAAGCAGATTTTGATCGATTTGATAATGGAAATCCCCTGCTGTTAAAACAACACGGCCAATCAGTGCTGGATCATCCCGGTCAATTCGTGTTCTGCTGCCATATCAGGCGGCTGTACGAACTGCTGGATAAAAGGTTAGTCGACACATACATTGATTACATCGACATCAAGCAGATAATCATAATTAACCGTGAGCACAGCAGTGAACTTGCCCACGATCGCTGGCGTTGGAAAATGCAGGAACTTTGGCACTTTTGGACTGCTAGACCCGATGCCCGAGATCAAACCCCAGAAGAACTGATGTGGGACTACCTAGCCCTACAGGGAGGCCCGAGGTTTGATCCCTTTAACAAGGCCACTTATTCAAGAGACAACGTGCTGGCTGTGATTGATCTGGCTGGTTATAAGCTCAGTGATGACGTTGAGATAATGGAATGGGATCCAGATGAACTATTCACGGACCAAGGTGACAAATATATAGTGCGTCGAGCACAGGAAGACCTCGGCCTGTTCATACCACCCTTGAGTATACTGGTACACGAATTATGGATTACAGCAATGAGAAAACTAGTTGATCGATTTAAAAATGAGGGAGAATGGCGGCCAGAAGAGCCCAAATAGCGCGAAGCGCGACGCGGTAAAAATGATTTTTCTAGAATGAGTCCGCTGCCCTGATAATAGGCTAGATATACAATACTCCCACAGTGACTATACAACGTAGACATAATCAGCCCAGACCTCTATATACACGGGTAAAAAATGTGTAAAAAAATTTCAACTGACCAAAATCTGTTTGACAGACCAGTTTTTAACCCGTATACTAGTAGCATGTATATTAAACTAACCAACGCTAGCCCACAGCATAGAGGCAATCCCATAGCTATTAACAGTGACCAAATCGTTACAGTACACAGTAGCACAGTGACTCGTGAAGAAGGCACAGTGGAAACAGTGACTTTCGTGTTCTGTCCACCACACGGTACATGGGAAGTCAGTGAAAACTTCGATGATGTTGTAGACTTCCTTAACTATGCTACTTTGAGCAACAGTGTAGAAGAAGAATAAGTCTATAATGTACGGAGAGGGGTAAAAATCTGGTCTACTGTAGGGCAAAAAATTGCCGCGCAAAAATTGTGGGATTTGGAGATCTCGGCCCCTGGTGATCTACTCTAACACCGACTTTTTAAGGCATGCTTGCTACTGTATGTATGTACAGTAGCTTGCATTGTACCTGACCACCCCACCGGCCCCTCAGACCCGGTCTAGGTCCAGCTCACGCTCACCGTAGCAGTCAAAGCCTTCTGCTTCTAGCTCTGCGATAGCTTCGTGCATCAACTGCTCTACTACCCGTACCTTATCTACTGTGCGAGTTTCCTTGTGGCGCTTGGCTCGTGCTGTGCCCTGCTTGTAGACTAGATATATGTGCTCTGTACAGTAGCTCCGGCCCAGTACTGTAGCGCAGCCACAGGCTGTTATATTGTTGCCCATATAGGTGCATGTGTCTATAGTCATTGTTCTGCGTCCTTGACGTCTTTGTCTAGTTGTTGTTTAAGTTCTGCGAGCTTGTCAGCGGGCAACATCAGCGTGATCCAGATGCCGTGATCCTGTCCTTCCTTGCGGGCCAGACTGTCACTGCATATGAATAGGGCTACCACAGACCAATACTCTGCTGAGTCCCAGTGCAACCCTATGGCACTTAACAGTAGCCCCAGGGTTGCCCACAGTACTAGTCTAGTCATACACGCTTCATACAAGTAGTCTTGGCCATGGCCTTCCACGATGCTGGGAAGCTCTTACGCAGATCTGCAAGTTTCAGTACCATACGCAGGCTCAGCTCACGGAGCTTTTCCTGGTTAGCTTCTACGAACTCTACGATCTCGTCCTGTACGCATTGTTCAAACTCGTAGCGGGCCAACATCTCGTTGTGGTTCACTACCTGCTTGATACGCAAGATCTTCTCGCGATTGGTGTCCATCTGCAGGTCGATGTAGTGGCAACGGCTTTCCAATGCATCCAAGTGATCACGCAGGCGCTTAGACTTCACGTGCTCAAACTTGATGTTGGTAATGAAAATGGCCGCGCCCTTGAACTCAAAGCGATCTGGAATGCCTTCACTACGCAAGATCCTGCTGTCTGTGTTCCAGCTGATGAAACGTCGAGCTGAACTGTCCAAGGCACCCTTGAGAATGTTCAAGGATAGGTCTTCCATCAAGATGCTGTCACAGTCATCGAACACAACCACATTGCCTGCTTCTGCGAACTCGTAGAGTTTGGCGTACAAGCCAATTGAGCTCATGGCACCCTTGACAACTTCAAACTTGGGCTTCTTCTCTGCCAAGGTATTGAACAGGTCTGCTTTCTGTAGCACAGCTTCAACACCGTGGCTCTTGCCCACGCCCGGGGGACCTGACACGATCATGGCACGTACATGACCTTCTTTGACTGCTCGTGTCATCTCATTGAGGATCTCAAAACGCTCGCCCAGTCGCTCGAGGATCTCTTGATCTGACTCCTTGGCCACTTCCTTTTCTCGACGCTTGATAGCATCTTGATCGAACTCTAGTACTTGACTGCCTTTGCTGGGCGCTTTGCTTTTTGCTGTGGCCATTTTTGCTTCCTTTAGTGTGTTTAAAAATGTATTATAGCACAGGGCCGGAGCCCTGTCTACCCCTCATTAGTCCATTCTTGAACCAGCGTAGACCTTGTCCAAGCCCAGCTTGTCACGCAAGACTTGAGCGTAGGCATCAGCGCCAGCTTCCAAGATGCTGATTGACTGAGTAGGGAAGCCGCTGGGGTTCCACAGGCTCAATGCACCCGTGTAGTCTTTGCGGAAGCCTGCGGCCTGCAACCACTTGCCCAACTTAGAGTTTGAACGAACGCCAAACACGTTGACCCAGGCAAAGCCACAAGCATCACGATCGCCATGCTTGGCGTAGAATGCCTTGGCCGCTGAGCGGGCTTGTTGAGCGGCTTCGTTAGTTGCGTCTTGTACCAACTGCTCTGTGATCACTGTTGCGATTGCTTGCATATCTAGCTCCTGTTTAGTGTTTGTAAGTATGTATTATAACGCCTTTTCAAAGCCCTGTCAACCAGTAGGGTTATTTGGCTTCTTGCTGTGCAATCTTGCCTGAGTAGGCTTTGCCGGCACTGTGGATCAGGCCAGTCTTAGTGTAAGTGATGGTGCCGCCTGTGGAACTTGGGATAGATGTTGGTTTGAATCCCATGGGCGTCATGCCTGGCAATGCGGGTACTTGTGGAGTCATTGTGTGTCCTTTGTTGTTTAAGTGTGTATTATAACATGGTTTTACCAACTTGTCAACCTCTTTATGCCACCTGCTTGTAGACTTTGTAGCCGTATTGTGTCAGCTTGTCAATGGCACTTCGGATCTCTTGTGCTACTCTCTCAAAGTCCTCGAGACACTTCTTGGCTTCTTTGATAGTGTCTGCTTGAACTTCCAAGCCTGAGAAGTGGCGGACTTGATACCACCGCTCAACGTCATGCTGTGGGCGGAAGTCCTCAATGATGAGTTGGTATGTGCCCAAGTTCTTGTATACTACGATTTCGCCTTGCTTGATCATATTGTGTGCTCCTAGTGTGTTAGTGTGTATGTATTATAACAAAGAATCAAAGTCCTGTCAACCAGTAGGGCTATTAGCTAGCCCGCACCCGTTGTGCTACTGCGGACAGCTTCTTGTCGTTGGTGTTCACTAACATATAGGTCTCATACTCTACCATGTCAAAGCGTCGGAACTCAAACTGGATGCCCTGTGCTTTGAGGACCCGGTTAACTTCCAACAATGTAGCTTCTGCCACTGCAATGCCCACACGCACGTCTATGTCCTCTACATCCTCAAACTCTGCTTTCTCAAGGATGTCTTCAATGTTGCTGGGGCTGTCCAGGACTAGGAACTTGCGGAGTTTCTTGTTAAGAGCCTCGTTGCAATAGTCCTCTAGGTGGTCGCCCAGTTTGTTGCTGTCAATGTCTTTAAGTGTCTTAGCCATTTGTCGCTCCCGTTTACTGTGTGTAAGTATGTATTATAACGTCAAAGTCTGAACTTGTCAAGCACTTTGTTAGCTTCTTTGAACTGTGGCAATTTAGCCACAGCGGCGTCAATAGTGACTAGGTGTGCCTGCGCCAGCAGTTCTTCTGCATAGAGTCGGTCATCTTCCGAGATCTCCATGTACCATTGCTTGAGTTGTCGGCTGTTCAAGCTCAATAGGAACAATAGGTTGCCAGTATCGTGCTCGTTCATTTGATCAGTTCCTCAACAATGATTGCCGCCATCATGATCCAAACGGGCATCAAAACAATGGCTAGGTTGATGTATGCCTGCATCTCAATACTCCTTGTGAAGGCCGTTGGCTTCGTTATCTGTGTAGCCTGCGGTATAGGCCACGATCTCTGCTGGTGTCATCTGTGCCAGCTCGATCTTAGGACTATTGTAAGTGTCACCTACGAAGTAGTGAGGCTGGTACTCACGGCCATACCAGCTGTCGGCTTGACCACGATCGTATGGGCCACCGTGTCGTTCATCGTAGTAGCCGGATTGTGTGTGTTCTGCTAACATGTCTGCTCCTTAGAAGTATCTGATGAGAATGTAAAATTTAGCGGCAATGATCACCGAAACCAAAATACAACCTGCTTCAAAATCTGACATAGTGTGCTCCTTAGTGTCTATGTATGTATTATACGGTAAAACCAATGCCCTGTCAACCTCTAGGGTTAATCTGTAAAGAACCGGTTCATCAATGATTGGTTGATCATGTCCATCTCGGACTGTTCGACATAGAAGTCTGTCTTGGGATCATAGTACTGACCTTCTTTGTTGTCATAATACAACACACGACCGGAGAAGTTGAACGGACCTTCTAGACCCTTGCGTGGACCGTATTTGACACGCATCTGGTCCATCTCAACTCTGTCTGCTAGTACCTTGTATCCCATAGTGTGCTCCTTGTTGCGATAGTGTATTATAGCAAGGTTTTACCAATTAGTCAACCAAAGAGAAAGTCCTTCCTTTTAGGTCGAGTTTCATTGGCTTGCGGAACTTGATGACCTTGTCTGTACCTCGTGGCAGATAAGCCACAGCCTCGGCACTCCGACCTTCGGGCTTCTTCTTAAAGACGTAGATGTGATTACCACCTTGTCCGTCTGTGAACTTAGTGGTCTCTTGCATGATTACCATGCCAACTCCTTTGCTGGGAAGCGGATCTGACCTTCGTAGTCCAACTGACTCTGCTCAAACTCTGTGAGGTAGTCATCGGCTACGACCTCCCAGCCAATGATGCTCTCTTTATAGTACTCATTGTCGCACTCGATCTGCGAGCGCAGGCCCATAATGGTCTCTGTGACCTTGCCGAAGTCCTTGAACTTCTTGACCACATAATCCGAACCACCCTTGGGCTTCCAGTAGGGCTGGGCAATGTCGCCGTAGTTCTCATAAGTCTGTGTAGTGATTAAGAGTTTAGCCATTGTCTGCTCCTTAGTGTCTATGTATGTATTATAATCTCAATCTATCTGCACGTCAACCAAATGACCCTGCGAAAAGATGTAGTATTCGTTGATTAAGCCGTAGTAGGCCCAGATGCAGTCGTTGCCCGGGGCCAATGTGTAATGTTTCACACCTTTCTTCTCCAGGTGATCTGCGACTATGATGACTTCTAGGGGATTCAGTGTAGGATCTATTTTGTTCATGTGTGTATTATAACACCGTTTAAATACCCTGTCAACCAGTAGGGATATAGGTGAACCCCGCGTATCTCACGATAGGCAGGGTTCGAGTGCCGGGACACTACCCCCGGACTTCGGAGCGAACTCTTAGACTAGACCGAGGCTCATAGCCAAGTAACCAGCGGCAATCAACTTGCGTGTTGGTTGACCGATTTGGTACTCAGTAACTTGAACATTGTTTCCGGCTTTGCGGCTGTTCGCATACACTGCAAAACCAGCTTGACGGATGCGGCTTGCTTCAGCGGCAATGTTCTTGATGCCGAAACGCTTTTGTGCTTCTGCGGCAGAAACTTTCTCACCAGCTTTCAATGCTGTAAACAACTTGTGAGTCTTGGTGCCTTGATTGATTGAATAAACCATTTTAGTTTTCCTTTTTATTATACTGTGTAAACAGTTGCTATTAGTTTAACACTATATCTAAACTAGGTCAATGACTAATTTTGCCAAACTCACGATCTACGTAATGTTCAATCAATCGACGCTGGATCATTGTAACCAAATCACCATGATCATCCGACACTAGGAATCTAACCGGGCAACGGCCCCAAGTACCCGATCTTTGGAACTCTGCAAACCACTTGCGGTGATTCTTGTTTCCTGCTTCAAAAGCAGTCCATGGACGCCCTACAAAGTCTAGTCTACTCATTTTTTCACCGTGACGTTAGCTCGAATGAAGGCACCCAACAACAGGATGGCACACCAGGTATCAAATGTGTACTTGATATCCACAGCTGGGAACAATGTGTTCACTGACCAAATAACTGCCAGAGGTCCGAAGATGACCAGCAGGACAGCAAATACAACAATAAAAATAATTTTAATTAGATCGCTCATAGTGTTTCCTTGAATACCCCGCAGTAGGTTATCGAAGCGGACTTATTGGCACCGCCGCTACGCACACTGCAGGGATTTGATTAGTAAGGAGCGTCTTCCAAGTCAGCCAACTGAGCAACGATCTCAGCCTTAGACTTTGTAGAGGCTTTCTTAGCAGCTTCACCGCGAGCCTTGATAGCATCCAATGAAGGTGTAGACTTCTTAGCTTTGGCTGCTTTAGGTGCTTTGGTAACCTTAGGAGTCTCTGAACGCTTGTCCAACTCAGCGGCCAATGCTGCCTGTACTTGAGCATTAGTGACACCATTATTGGTAGCAAAGTCGATCTCCATCAAGTAAGCAACCGCATCTTCTTTGGTCATTGCGTGTTTCAACTCAATGATGTCGATGTCTGTGTGACCGTTCTTGATCAGGACCTTAGTACGAAGTGAGTCATTGGCAAAACGGACTTTGAATTCGCCGTCCAGTTTAGAAACGCCAGCGTGTGTAAAAGATTTAGACATAATATTTCCTTTGTGTTTGTCTGTGTGTACCTGCGAATTATTTCGCATTAATTAAATTGTAACACCTTTGGACGGTGGTGTCAACCGTTTTTTGGTATTAGGAGTTGATTGTTTCGTATGGGCTCAGCTCCTCCTGTGGCGTATCTGCCACATTCATAGCTTCCAATGCGCCCAAAACAATCTCAATGGGGCACCCTAGTTCTTCTGCGATTGCACGGCTGTTGAAGCCCTCAATGTACAGTTCTTGAATGTCGTAGCTCAAATCTTTCATCACGCTCATTATGCTGTCTCCTCTTGTGCATTGCGATCTTGTTCATCCATAATAGCCGACACCAACGGAACATAAGCACCGTCATGATCCGATACAAACCAAACAGCCTCGCCGCCTATTGAGCGCAAGATGTAGTCGTATTCCTCATACTGGTGGTTCTCGACATAGTCTGCATAGTTTTTGAACTTACGCACTCGCAACTCTTCACCACGATCGCGAGCGCAGAAGGTAGTCATCTCACCGTAGAGCTCATTATACTCATCTAGAGTATATCCGCTGTCATAGTGACTAAAGTCGTGCTTGGTGCCTACGATCTTGCCCAAGGAGCTAATGTCTCCCAAGTCGATCAAGTCACGCAAGGTGAACGGGTTGCTGTAGTGATTCTGCAGGATATGACCATTGTGCGCCAAGTAGCCGTCCCAGTGACAGTAGATCTGCTCAACTGTACCGTCTGCGAACTCCAATGCGATAGTGCTTCGTGTTGCCATTTTTTACTCCTAGTGTGTTTGTGTATGTGCTAATTATAGCAAGGTTTTACCAACTTGTCAACCATTATTTGTAGTAGGCAACATACAATCGCTTGCCTACAGTTGCGTGGACGTGATCGCCCTCGTCCCGGGGATTCGCGGCACTTAGGATCTTGCCGACAATCTTGCGTACAGTCTCGTCGTTGACGTCATCAACTGCATAGCCCCTGTCTTGATCCGCAAATGCTTTGAGCGCACTTGCTGTGGCATACTTGCCGCTACAGCCACAGCAACAAGAGTTGATCCGGCCGTTGTAAACTTTGTAGACTCTGCTTAGATCTAACATAGTTGCTCCTTAGTACAAAGACGCCATCTCGTCGTCGATGGCACAAGCTAACGCATTAAAAGCGTCTTGAACGCTTTCGCTTTCCTCGAAGTGCTCGTCGAGCAATGCTTGTAATTGTAACATTTTGCTGTCTAACTCTTTGCGTAAATCTGACATACTAGCTCCTTTTTAGTGTATGTGTTAATTATACAGTGGTTTTACCAAA